CTTTGGACGTTTGATTGGCTGCTGGTCCTAGTTTGTTGTAATACGGGTGGTCTTTGTCCTCCACGTACTTGTCTGGGTTGAATTGTACTAGGCTGTCTAGTCCTAATTGGTTGAGTAGGTACGTTTTCCCTGATCCTGCTCCTCCCGCCATTATTATTGCTTTGGGTGCGGATCTGTCCTCTAGTATTAGTGTTGATAATTTTATCATCTGTCGTGTTATTTGTTCTTCGGTTTCTTACTTCTAGTTTAATTATATCTGCAATCTCGTCTACTGTTTGAGTTCTTCTTGTAGTTTGTCTTAATCTTCTACCTGAAGGAACTATATTAACACTTCTTCTACCGTACATGTATGTTGCATTCCATCCTCTATTATAATTAGGATAATAGTTCCAATTGTGCCATCCGTAGTAGTTATTCCAACCGTAGTTATTATACCCCCATCTGTCGTATCCAAATGGTGACCATCTATGAGGTGTGATACCCCATGCCCAATCGTTCCACATTTGAGTTCTGTTCCAATAGGGACTATAACCTAACCCGTAGTATGGATTATACCTATTGTACCTGTTACCTAGAATACGATTATTCCAATCAAATGATATGGGTTGACTTAACGCATATTGAGCAAAGTCAAATCTAAAATTAAAATCTGTTCTTAATAGTCGTTGAAGTTCAAACTCATTATCTATTACTATTATTTCTGCATCTGATCCTTGTATGCTATAGTTAGGATCGTGATTTAAGGTGCTTACCTGTAAAGAAGAGCATCCTGTTAATAATACTAGTAAAAATAATAACTTTTTCATACATTATAATTTTAGAGTTGTAGGGTAACTATTATAAATAGGTTCTGTATTAGGGTTCTCTAATGAATATAGTTTATATATCATTTTAAACAATTCAAAATTTTCCTCTATTTCATCTATTTGTAATACTTTCCACCCTTTACCTTGTATTACGTTTTTCTGTTTTGATGGACCTCTAGAATGAGCTTTTAACCATATTATCCCTGTACGTTGTATTTTTATTCCTTTTGCTTCTTCTAAACCTTTTGCATAAGCTGAAAGCTGTAAATCAAAAGACTTGTGGACTGAATTGGATGTTTTAATATCCAGTAGCCATATTTCTCCGTGCATCTTTACTACCAAGTCTGCTGTTCCTGCATATTTGTGTTCATCTGACCATACAAAATCTTCAGCAGATATTAATTCCGGCTTATGTGTTCTCCAGAAATCAGCAAACTTTAATATCATTTCCCAAACTATTTGAGAGTATTTTGCATTGCCGTAATCATCCATCCAGGTAACTTCTTTACCTAGAACTAATTGTTCACATGCTTCATGTACCTGTGTTCCTTGTTTTCCTGCTCGTCTCATAATAAGATCGGCGTTATGCCCAACATCCTTGAGCCAAGACTCAAAAAATTTGTTTTTGGGCATATACTGAAGTATGGTTGTTACGGACGGGTAATATACTCCTTCGCCTCTCTTATAAACTCTTCTATCTAAGAAATTAATCTGCTTTAGTTGGGGATTAAAATCTAATCTTTTCTTTTCATTCTGTTCAAGAATATTCATTCCTTGCTTTATCATAGGTTTAATTTTTGCAGCATTATTTTAGAAAAGTCTAGTTCTGCTGCGTTCTGTACTAATTTAGTAAAGTTTTTAAACCCTAACTGTGATGGGTCTTTACCTTTTAGCTCTATTAAATAAACTTTAAATCCTGCTGCTATAAATTTTTCAGCTATTTTTAAAGCTGCGTCTTGAGCATCTTCGTCTAATGCGATATATATGTCTGTAAGACGGCTTGTTATTATTTTTTTATATAGTTCAGTTGATACACTTTTACCAAGAAGCGGTATGGCGTTTCTTTTAATTGCCATTGCATCAAACACTCCTTCACATAGTATGATTGGAGCATTCCAGTTAATAAGGTTTTCGTAAAATATTATGTCTTTAGAAACTTCAGGATTTTTGTATTTAAAGAAGTTTCCATCATAGCTTCTTCCAACAAAATAGTTGAGCCTATTGGACTCAGTATAACTTGGCAAAATAACTCGTCCTCCATACTCACCAGTTGTGCAGTATCCAATACTATATTTAATAAAATCATTGTCGGTAAGTCCTCGTTCATATAGGTAGTTTTTAACTATATTAGCTACAACTGATGTGTTTGATGCTTTATATAGTAGTTGATACTCTTTTGGTAGCTCTACTATAGATAGCTGTTTATATTCTATATTTGAACCTTTAGGTAGGTACTTTAGAACTAATGCTGCTTCTTCCTTTGGTGTTCTTAGCTGTTTTAGTAATGAGCGTATAGTACGGCCTCTTGTCTGACATACCCAGCACTCCCAAGGGTTATGTCCCTCCTCGTTAGTTTCCATGTTTATCTCTAACTTGGGTTTTCTATGGTTGCAAAATGGACAGTGAAAAGCGTGGTTTCCTCTAGCTCTCTTATGAGATTTACCCAAGAGGTTTTCAATAGAACCTAATAAAAAAGAATATTCCATGTAGTTGTCCGTAACTATTATCTTATAATATAAGAAAAATAATTCTAAATATCAACTAATTTCAGTTTATTTTTTTGATTTACCATTACATTTGATGGTCTTATATCTAGTTCTTCTGGGTCGAGTCCCATCCTTTGTGCTTCAGCTTCAGTTGCTTCAATCCATTCTTCAGGAATATCTCCTTTAAATTCTCCTAGCACTTCCATTTGAATTATTCCTAACTTTTCATTAATCTCTTCTACATCGTATATAAAAGCAAAGTTATTTGTTTTTTTACCTTTAAGTATATGTGCATGTTCTAACTCTATTGAATCAGTTGTTACTTTATAAACTCTACCGTTTAGAAGATATGCAGAGCCGTAATCTCCTGAGCCTAGATACTTCCCTCCAAGTTCTTTTACTTTCTCTACTTCTTTTTCAAACCCGGGATCGTAGTAAAGAATCTCTCCTAATATTACGTGTGATAGTCTCATATCTTTTAATCTAATGAACCATGTTTACCGGAATGCATATCATCTCCAAATTTACGAGCTTGTTTTGTAAGTACACTTATGTAAATTGGATGGTCGTCAGATCCTTTAGGACCAGTTCCGTAATAGGAGTTAATTCTTATACCTTCTAAATCATCTCCTTTATCCATATGGGCTTTTACTACTTTACCGACTGTTGTGATAACATCACTTTTCCAAGAACCTTCCGGTTTAATTGTTTGTGTATCTTTGCTGGTCTTAAAGATGGTTGTATTAGTAGGTATACTTATAGATTTTATAGTACTAGGCATTCTATCTATTGCTTTTTTAAAATCTTCTAAAGTATCAGCTGTGCCTAGCCAGTTAACAGAGTATTTTTTTCCGTTTATAGTTGAAGCGTCTTCTCTAAAGCCTTCGAATATGATATTAGTTAATTTCATTTGCGTTCTATTTTAAGGGTTAAGTCTCCTGTGCCTTTTATTAGCCGGTGGTACACTTCCTTTGGTATAAATAGCTTGTTATCATCTAAAGAAACGGGAAGGTTATTATCAAATTGAAATTGCCAGTCTGTTTTATGCATTGCTACAACATACCGATCCTCTCGGTCTTTGTGCCAAACAAATTCATCTTCATCTGTGTTTTGATTGAAGAATCTAATATCACCGTCATCTAAGTACGGTCTACCAATATCCTGAGAAGTTTCTTTTTCCACCTAATGATTTCCAATAACGTCCAATATTACAAGCCCAGTATCCTGGTTTTGTTTTGTCTTTTTTAGTTGCACATTTATGACGTGCAGCAAATGATGATCTTGCTCCAGGTTCATCTATCTTAACATTTAAACCTGTTGTACCTCCGAAAGATACTTTTACAACATTCCCTTTTTTATTCTTTGTGTATACGTAGAATTTTTTAGAACCTCCACGTTTTGGTTTATTTAGAGGTACATCTTTACCTTTGTATTCTGCTTCATCTAATTGACCTTTTATAGGTAGTTTTCTTTTAGCTATGGCCAGCAAAGCGCTTCTTAACTGTCTTTTCATATTACCTGCTTCCCATTCCCAGTATCCTATGTCTCCTTCTTTCCAAAAAATCATGTAGTCCTGATCTCTACCTTGTCCAGCTATTTTAATTTTAAATTCACTGTTTCTTAGTTTATGGAAAGGGAATTTTGATTTACGGTGATCGTCTTTAGTTACAATATACTCAGGTATAGATTTAGCTTCTTTAACTGGTTCTTTTAGGTTTTTAAACCATTTCATTAACTCATCATAAGACATATCGTATGCTGGGTGATTATCGGTGTCATCAAAGGCTTTTAATTCTGTAGGTTTTGCCTTTAGTAAGGATCGTATAGCTTTGTACCTATTATTAGTTGCATTTATAGTTTTAGTTGCATTAAATAAATTGTCTTTAGGCAACTTCCATTTTACATCCCAATCTTTTTGAGAAAATGATTCATCTAATGATTTTTCTAAATCTTTTATTTTTTGGGTTAAAAAAGGCACATTCCCTCCATCATTTGGGTCGGCTATTCTCGCTTTTAATCTATCAATTGTTTGTTGAATAGTTTCTTCCTTATCATATTTAGATTCTTCTAACATAGGTAAATCTAATGGTACTTTTATTCCTTCATATACTCCATATAGCCCTATATCTGTTGTTTCTATTAACTTTAAATCTTCTTCGTTAAGTTGAATTTTACCGTCTCTATAAGCGTCTCTTGCTTCAGCAAATAATTGTATAAAGCTATCGCTAGAATAACGGTAGACATTCTCATATAAAGAGAGACTGTTATCTATATGGTACTTAAGTGATGGTTTTCCTATTATTTCAGTTAATCTAATCATATTATATTACTTTTTATTTCTTTCTTGCCACTCTTGTGATATTGAATCTTTTTCAATTGGACCTCCTTTAGCCCAAGTTCTACAGCTTCTTGCGGAATGACATTTAAAATGATGCATCCAACAGTAACCTAGTCTTCCATCCTCATCAGATGTAACTCCAGGCATACATTCATCCATCCTCTTGGAGATATCAAAAGCGACGCAGTTACTACAGTTAGTACCTTTTGCTGCTTTTTCTTCTGTATTCCAGTACTTTGCTATTTCTTTCCAGTAATTACCAGGTTCGTTTACATTTAACGGACCGTATTGAATATGGGGTGCTTTTATTGCTGAGTCTCTATTTTTTGTGTTTAATATTAAATCTTGAGTTGCAGCAGGGCACGATTCATTACCCTCTTTAAGTAGAATATCTCTTAATTTCATAATGTAAAGTCTTTTCTGTAGAATTTTCCTAGGATATTATCATTAATATATGCATCCTGGTTCTCCAGTACTTCGTTTATAAATAGGTATTTACATTCATAGTATGTAAGTAACTTCTTATTGGGTACAAAACATAGTATACGTCTTTCAAAGTCCATTGGGGAACCTTCTTTAACGTACTTTAAAATATCTTTATGTGATCCGTAATAAGTCTTCCAATCTGATTCTGTTATTATTTTTTGTTTTAACGGTGTTCTTCCTCCAATTCCTTTTGCTCTTTCTTCTCTTAAGGCCTCTAAAGCTCTCTTCCCTAGTCTTTTATTACGTTCAAAGAATAGAACTTTTTTACCTAAGTACTTTTTACCCGAAGGTTTATGAAATGTTTCGTAAATAAACCCATAAGAGCCTGTTGGCATTTCGCTTATGTCAGTAATGAGTTTTGAATTGTATGTCCAGCCTGGGGTTGTTACCATTTGTTAAATATAAGAATAATTTTACAGAATTACAACTATCCAGTATACATAATATATGCTAAAGCAAAGTAAGGAGGTATGTTACTATCGGTTGTAATACTGTGGTTATGACTTCCTGCACCACCGGTGTAGTATGATACTCCGTTTCTATAGTATACGTACTGATTATCATTATCGCTATCTCCACTTCCTTTATAAGGTCCTCCGGCTATCGGTCCGTCTACTCCTGATATTGCTTTATGTTGACCTACTCCTGGGTCATTTATCTCAATATAGTATGAATCTTTATAATCATGTTTGTGAGAAGGTATTTGATTTGTTGTCAGTGTTGTATCTCCTGTGCTTCCTCCGTGATTATGAGTTATGCTTCCTCCTGTAGATTGAGCTCCGCTGCCTTGTACTGTTGTGGTTGGTGTACCTGTTGTATTATTAGACCCTATAACAAACTTATTCCTTAAATCCGGTGTTGTTATTGAGTTTTGAGTTTGTCCATTACATAAAGCCCATCCTGAAGGAAGTGTCTGAACTACTCCAGACCACATTATAATTCCTCCTTGAGGTATTGGTGCTGCATTTACTTGTTTAGTTACTGCACCGTTTGACTCTCTAACTAAGTAATTATAGTTAGTAGCACTAGTAGCATTTGCGACACTGTTTAAAGTAAGTGTATCATCCAGTGTAGTACTTTGACTCACATATAAAGATCCAGATATTTCTGTATCGTCTTCTATTGTTGCGGTTCCTGTTACATCTATAAAAGATCCTGATATTCCTCCTGCAACTGTTAGTTTATACGTACCGCCTCCTACTGCATCTGTTCCTATCCCTACCTGTCCATTACCTTTAAACATTGCTACTAACTTGTTGTAAGTTACATCGAAGTTAGATGATGTAGGTGGTCCTGATAGTATTGAGAATGTTTGTGATGTAGTAGCAGTACCGAATGATTTAAGTCCCACTATTACGTGTCCTTTATCTGGTCCGTCTAGCATAAACCCTCTTTGGTTACCTACGTTATTCATTGCGCTAGTAAAAGGAACTGTAGTATTGTTTGAATCAACATATGCAACTCTAAACTTTGCATTTATATTATTATTGTTACCATCCACAACCAATGAACCGGAAAGGTTATTATCACCGTGAGATGAATTAGCGTTTCTTGTACTAATTGATCCATCTCCGTTTATACTTAAAGCAGGGGTTGTTTTGTATCTGTTTACTATAAAATGTATACCTGCAGATTGAGGTGTTGCTGTTGGTGTTGAATGATGGTTAGTAATATTAAAACTACCGTCTCCTGTTTCATTTAACTTAAAACTGCTGCTGTAGTTTGTACCTCCATCATCAAACTGTATTGTTAATTCTGGTTCGGATGCTGCGGAAGTTCTTTGAATTTTAATTCCTCCGTCTCTTATTGATAGTCTATTATCTGATTCTGGTTGAGCATTTGCACCTAGTAGAATTGTATTCGTACCTGCATTCCATCTAAAATCGTCATCTCCACCAAATGATCCACCGTTATTATACTGTACTGTGCTTGAGTTACCTCCTACTGGTGGGGTTGACCCAGTGTATGGATTCAATGGTATTTGTATCTGTGTTGCTGAAACCCCTAAACCACTACTTCCTGTGTAATGAAGGTTTAAATACTCTTGGTTACTACTCACTGATGCAGAATAAAAAAATGAGATAAAGTTATTATCTACCTCCGAGTATGTTAGTGCTGTTGTTTTGTCTGCTCTTAATACTATAGCCATGTTATATATCTAGTTTTACTACTACCGTCATTTCTGTATTCTCAGAAACCGGTACAGGTTTGGCCATTTTAGCAATGGCGATTAATTCATTTGTCTCATTATATAGCCCTACTGATGTAAAATATGGTTGAAATTCACTTCCTGAAACATTATCTGCTATTGACCCGGATGTGTCTTTTTTTGCAGATGGATGTTGTGAAAAGTTAAATTCATTCTCTTTTATATTACAGTGGTAGTTATGTGTATAAATAGGGTGCGATGCCCTCCATGTTATACTTCCAGAGAAGTAAGTAGAGTAATAGTCTGCTATAGTCGGGTTAGTTAATATAATTAATCCGTGAGAATATATTACATTTCCTACTACTCTTCTATAGTCTCCTGCTGATCCGCTTAATAATATGTTTCCATTCCCGTCATCAATTAATTCTACACCCCAAGGTATGTTGTATGTTGATCCGGAAGATGTTAAATCAGTATCTGTACTATTTAGATACGTACCTTTATACTTTGTAGGATCTAGTGCAGCGTTTGAACTGTCACCTCCTTGGTAGGTTTCATCATTATCTTCAAAATAACCTTGGGCGTCACTACTCTGTGTTGATCCGGTAGCGTAATTATCCGTAGCATAATCGGGTATGTTTCCAGGTTGTAGTAGTATACTGCTGGGTTGTATATTAGTTCCTATAAGGTTTCTCGGTATAGAGATAACGGTAAATTGTCCTTCGTCTCTCCTTTGTTGAGAAGTATAGCTACTTTGTAAGTAATTTTCTACAGAAGATCCTGATATGTCGTAGCTACTGGTTGAAGGTTCTGCATTTTCAAATCCAGAGTAATATAGGTGTTTAATACTTCTATAAACTAAATCTTCGTAATGTTCATAGTCGGTACCTACTAACCTCTTATTACTTCCTGTAATATTAAAAGCTGTTGATCCTGATATACCTACATATGTTTCAACTCCAAGTTCGTCGTGTTGTGAACCAGATGCTAAAAATAGTTTATGCGCTGTATAGGATGTTATAAATGAATCCTGTTTGTTTAATTTCTTGTAGCCGCTCATTCATTAATAATCAAGTTTAATTCTAACCAATGCTTCTTTTGTAAAGTCTTTTAATAAAGGTTTAGAAAGTTTTGCTACTCCTAAACAATCATTTGTATCGTTGTATAACCCTACTGTTGTAATATATGACTGAGGATTGTTTATCATAGAGTTATGTCTAAGTTCTCCTGAGCCGGATATATTAGAAGGGTTATTTGAATAGTTAAATTCACTGTTTCTAACTCTAACGAAAATGTAATTTGAAGAAACCGTTTCTTCCGCATTCATTTTAAAAGAACCACCAGCTCTAATTGCTTCAAAAAGTATACCGTTATTTGCTCCATTGTTATCATTTGATCCTGTTAGAACTGCTAATGGAACTATTTCAGACTCAAGCACTTGTGCATTTAGTATTATTAATCCAACATCTGGTAAAAACTTACCGTAAGATCCTGCTGTTGGGATACCTGTTCCTCCATCGTGACTCACACCGTTAGATCCTGATATGATTTCGTATTCTCTTCCTGCATCAGTATATGTTACTGTGGATATCATTCCGCTATTGTCTGTTAACACTCTAGTAGAAGATCCAGAAATTAAAGTAAGGTTAAATGTACCCGGTAGTAACTTTTCTTTGTATCTAGCTCTATCTAACGATATAGCGTATATACCTTTTTGTGAAACTTTTCCGTCAAATTTAAAGTCTAATTCTTCATCTCCTAGTACTAATGAGCGATATTGTCCGTAGACTGTTGCTGAAGGAGATTTTCCTGATACGTTTGAATTAAATAGTGATGCTCCTGCTCCATCTTTATGTCCATAAGCTATTGAGTACTGTACTTCTGCATTATTAAGGTCGGAGCCAGTTTGGTATACGTTTAAGTAGTAGTCCCCACTTGTAGAGGAGTCTTGGGTGGATGAAGTAAATGCTGCTGTTAGGTTGTAGGTTCCTGTTGACCATAACACTGATGAGATAGAATCTGCACTTACTACTATATCCTCGTTATCAAATTTTTTAAATGACATATCTTATTAGTTTGTTTTAGTAATTGTTATTGGAATAGTAATTCTAGCTCCACTGTCTCTTCCTATAATTGAAATAGTACTTGAAAGAGATGAATTGGATGTACCGAATAATGTGTTTATAGTTGTACCAGTTAAGTTAATCGATGTACCTACTACTGTTTTAGATACGTTAGTACCTAAAGTAGTACTCGCATTTAATCTATCTGCTTCTGCACTATTAATACCTACTCCTGTAAAGTTTGATAGAAGTCTAACATCTGCAATAGTAACAGTATAACCGCTAGATTCGAATGCTTGTGATGCTCCAAGATAGTTAAGTGTTTGTGGAGTAATGGTTAATGCTGCTCCTTGTTTTAATGTTATAGAGGCAAAACCTGCTTCTAATATCGGCAGTTTAGCAGTTCCTCTAGGTAGAGTGGCAAGTTTATATTTCATTACTTGAGTTTCATCTGCAAATGCTTCTAGTAGAGGCATATTTTCTACTGCTTCACCGTAGAATGCTGAGCCGGATGGATGAGAGGGATTATAAAGTGTGTAATCTATTTCATCATCAGCTAAAGCAAATTGTGTAATTTTAAAAGAGCCATCTCCTCTAGCTAGTAACTCTCTTCCTTTTTTTGTAAGTATTGCATCGACTGTTACGACACCGTTGTTTAAATATCCCATTTGTTAATGTTGTTTATTATAAATATATTAATTTAATCTTTTCTACCTAGTCTTAATGTTTAAAGTGTACCGTCTTGTGATCCTGATATGTATGTGTTAAATATAAACCCTTGGTTGTTAGTTTCTACTATAACCATATCATCAGGAGCATCTTTTACTTTATCTGGGTTTAGTACAAATATTGCATTAGAAAAAGGTATAACTCTATTCCCTTCTATGTCTATTAACCTATCTCCTGATGCTAGTGAAATTATGTGGTTACCGTTTGCTACTTTTCCTGCGGTGTTATTTGCGTTTCCATCTGGTCCTCTACCTCTTAGCACCTGTACTGTTAATACTTCCCTTATTACTGTTCCGCCGGCATCGTACTTTGTAGCTACGGATACAATTTGCATATACTCTTTTATATCTGCTCCGGCTGAACTTTCGGAAACAAACGAAAGTAGATCTCCTGGTAGTATTTTTTGACCGTACCCTTCTTTCCATATATCAAAATGGTTTGTTGTAGACGATTCTATTTCATAAGCGTTTCCACCAGTATAAAACTCACCTACGTTTCCAACTCTTGTTGCTGGTTTATCTCTAAGGCCTGTAAATGATATCTCTTCAATTGCATTTTCATACTCTTTTCTTAATCCGTCTGAACCTGATATCCCGTTTAATAACATGTTTATATTAAACCATGATCTACCGTAAGATGGTGTGTTATCAAAGGAACTAGATATGGAACCTTCAGTTAACCTTAATACTTTAATAGTTTGGGCGTTTATAGCAGAATCTATTCCACTGAATTCTTCTTTGGAAGTTTTAGATCCTCTGTACCTTGCATTAGATATACCTGTTGATGTATAGTTAGAATCTTGAACTTCAGCGTGTTCTGCGTAAGGTGTAAACTCTGGTGTTGCATATCTTACTTCGGTGTAGTTTGTTGTTCTGTCTAACGATGTTAACGTTCCTATAATTTTTTTAGGTGGTGTTAGACCAGGGTAACTAAGTCCTGGATTGTTTATTACTTTTATTCTGGTATGTACAAAATCACCGTAGCTACCAGATGGGATTACTTGTCTATAAGGAAAAACAGTCTTTAAATATCTACCGTCAATATACTCTACTTGTGCTAATGTATGTGCTACACCAACACCAGTAAAGTCACTTTCTGGGTTAATTTCAAGTTTAACTGCAAAAAGGTGGTTGTACTTATCCGTGGGGTCTTCTAATATTACTGCACCGTTTACGTTTCCTAGTGCGTTTACAATTGAGTCCCTAGTTACAGAGACTTCTATGTCTATATCGTTTCTAAATGGAGCTGGTGCTGTAACGACAGTACCTGCGCCTCCACTTGTGCTAAATACTGTGTTATTAAGAAATGTGTTATGATCCTCGTCATTAAATCCGATCCTGTTAACTTCTATTCCGACTGCAGCGTTAAAGTTAGAAGGGTGTACAGTGCCTGCAGATCTATTTAACTTATACCTTTTAGTACCTGTTCGAATCTCTTCTGAATTACTTATTAATACGTTGTAATCATTGTTATAGAAGTTTTCTGACATAAATGGGTCAAATGTAACAGATGATGATAAGCTTGAAGATATATCAGCAAACGTAAGATCTACGTTATCAATGAAGAAGTAATTGCCTTTTTTTGTTGCTGATATCTTTTTAAATGAGCTGAAATCTCCTGAGCTTGTTATTCTCATTTTTAAACTCTGTAGGTTTTGTAGTGTAGGCACTACGTCAATCCCTCCAATAGCATTTTCATGTACCGTAAGAGCTCGTACTATATGGTCTCCAGACAATGAATCTACATTATAGAATGCTCTAATTTCTCCATTATTTGGGTTTGTGTTTGCAAATTGTGTTATGTTAGCCATATTACTATTCTATATTATTTATCTTTACTTTGTATTATGAGATAGTATACCGTTACTTATATATGTACGACATTTTTCTACTGTTAGGCTTACTACCTTTTGTTTCGCCCCTTCTTTTATACTTCTTATTATCTTTCCTGATGCTTTTTGTTCTACTTTTATATCCCTTAAGGCAATAAATTTATTTTCTTCTTCTATATATACCCTATGTCCTGGAGTGGCTATAAGTACTGTCCCATCTTCAAATTCAATTTCTAATGTTTCTTTTTCTGCTGATGAGATTTCCTTACGTATAATTATATCTTCAAACCATTCTAATGTATCTTCATGTTGAGTTCTAATAATATCTCCGACCTGTAATTCTTCAGCTAGTTTTTGTTTACCGGTTTTCATTAGAATATTGGTGTCCATACTAACACAGAGTTCATCCTGTGACCAGCCTTGGCTAGGACCCATTATGTAAGTGTATCCGTCTTTAACAATTTTTTTCCTGTAGGCTCCATATCGTGTGTTAGTTCCAGAATTTTCTGTAACGATAGCTGTGAAAACATTACTATTTCCTTTACCGTAAGTTCTATTTCCCAAATACGAATAGTATGGGTTATATGCTTGAAGAAAGTTACCAGGTGACAGCGATTGCATTTCGTAGTCAGTATTTCCTACGTATCCTCCGTTCTGTTTTGCTCTTACATAGGTTGAACCTGTTTGTGCGTAACCGGTTAGATTAATATAAGTTGGTGGGGTTCCTGCGCCAGTTGCGTTTTCCCAATCATAATCATATTCTGGTTTATGTGTTACAGATGCTGTGTGGTATGCTCCTACGTTACCGAAGGTGTCAGTAAGGTATACATATCCATAGACAGTATTACCGTAAGTAGGGCTTGAGAAATCTTGACTTGCAAAGTCGTTTATAAAGACACTTGATGTTCCTGGAGTTGCTGATGAAGCACTTATATATGTTGAGGTTGCTGTTCGTTGAGTTGCTCCAGTGTGGTTTCCGTCAAAAATTACTGAGACTGTACCGTTAAAGTCTACAGAGTGATGCACTTGTACTTTGTATGCAGCAGTGTAGTTTATAGACTGTGTTAGAAGTAACATAGCGCTTTCTTTAACTGCAAAGTATCCTGAGTACCCTGAAGGAACTGCTACTTGTTTAGGAATCACTTTCCCATGGTGGTGTGCTGCTGTGTGTACTGTTGATTCTGGTGATACATTACCTACTGCGTCTCTTAGTTTAACACTTAGTGTGATATCGTCTCCATCTGATAAGGTAGAACAGTTTATACTTCCAAAAACGGATGTATTAACAACGCCAAGGCTAGAATAAGCTTCATTACTACTTTCATCTGATGCAGTTACTATCATTGTAGTACCTACTTCACAGTTATATGCTCTGAAGGGAACGGCAGAAACGTTATTAGATGTTATCGAAGAATTATACCATGCTGATGAAGGAGCAAGAGGAGCGGTACTGTCTAGTGTACCACAGTTCGTTATACTAAGGATAGTTCCATCTGTCTCTATCTCCATTGCAAATTTTTCAACTGTATTACCTGTTTGTATTGCTGTACTATAGAAATCTCCTGTTCCATTTCCTGCAAAAACTGTAGCACCGTTGATATCTAAATAAACTTTATCACTTCCGTTTGCTAAAGGTGGAGATGTAGTCCCATCATGGTAGAATTGATATGCATCTGATATTAATGTAAAAGCACCACACGCAGCAATATTAGTGTTATACTCCGTAGGATTACTGCTGTCCATTATGAATAGTGATTCTAATACATCAGCACTACTTTGCTCTACTGGGGTTATATTAAATTTTGTTACTGGGTGAGATAAGTATTTAAATGGGTTATTAACATTTAATTCTCCGTCTGTTATAGTAATAGTAGAGCCTGATAGCTCTCCATTATACTTCGGAGATTCATCTGCTATGTTTTTTGTAACAGAACCACTTATAGTCTTCACTTCCTCGTTATAGAACGTAGTAGCATTATGTCTTATATTAGTTCTTGACTTATTCTTTCCTCCACTCCAGTTAGGTATTGGATATGAATTACTATTTAACATGTAGGTCGGCATAACCGAGTTAAGTGTAGAAGGGTTAGAGGCTATGTTTCCTGATGTTCCTAGCTGTTTTTGTGATATTCTTAACGTATCTCCTTCTTCAAATTTAGTTACTATATCTAAGTTAAATCTAAACTTCTGTCCATTAGGGCTATCTATAGCTTCTTTAAATGCTAATGCTTTTGTTGCTGCTGAACTACTGTATGGTATTATTACTCCAACTTGACTACTGTAAATATCCCCAGGTGTTCCTGAGCGTCGTACTACGTAGTGTTTTGTTAAAAGAGGTAGTACATTAGATGTAAGAATTAAACTAGTTGTAGCCTGTGTAGGAGAGTAGTCAGAGTATTTAAATGTAATGTCTACAAATGCTGCTGTAGGTTCTTCAATAATAAAACCGTTTAACGGGGTGTAAAATTTATGTATTTCTTTCTTAACACCTATAGAACCTGATTGTTCAAATGCTGATAGAATTACATCGTTCGGTAGTGGATCAAAAGAGTGGTAATCGCTACTGTCATTAAATCTAGCAGACCATCTGCTACTTGAGTTCTGTAGGTTGTAAGCTATACATACTAAATTCGGGTGGTGTATATCGGCATCAAATGAAGTATTCCCTGGGAACCTATTGTCTATTGATTCAGAACTAAACATTATGTAGAAGTCTTGATGTAGACTTGCAATAGAACCTGTAGGGTGTATTTCGTAGGGTGTGCCTACAAACTTATCTTTTATAACTGGATCTACTCCTATTACATTACCTGGTTTATATACTTCTTCTATATTGTACTCAGTTCCATCTGGATGGTAAAATACTGTACCCTGTGGGACTATTTCACCAAAGTCTGCTGATCCAGTAGCAAAATTTATATGAAAATTAATATCTGAATGTCCCCCTACCTTACCTGGGCTGAAATTAACAGGTAGCCCTTTTAGGTGTTTATTTTCCGGTAATACCTTATCATTGTACGCTCCTGCTGAAGAACCTGTTACAAAAGCTGTATCTATACTTGCTGAGTAAGTATTATCAGTTCCTTCGACTGAGGGTGATTTAATTTTGGATCGTTCTAAACTATGTGGCTGTATGATAATACCTACATCTAAATTTGCATTAGAGGGTACAAAATCTTTAATCATTTTAAAGAGTACGTTATCGTAGAATTTAAAAATACGTACAAAATCTTTTAGATTGTAATTTAAATACTCTTTTCCTAAATCCGGAAAAATATTGTACTTCAGTCTCTCTAGCGTATACTTAAACTTATAATCAGGTGATTCATAAACATCTTTATTAAGATCTCTAGGATCTCCAATCCAATGATCTAGACTAAACTGTGCTTGTGTGTAGTTTGCTCTTATTAAGTCTGCTTGTTCATTAATGTACTTATTTAACACTGTTGAAGGTGAAAACCCTACTTCTACTTTTCTTGACTTATATATGTTAGTAGATTGTCTATTTCCTTGTGGATTTTCTAATGTTATTGATCTATTACCAGTTAGTACTTTTCCATCTTCTGGGATGGATGGTATTACTGTTACGCTGTTTAAAGAAGATGTATAGGCATTTTCCGGTCCAAAATATATCGAGTCTTCATGCTGCCCGAATGTTTTAATTGTTAAAAAGTCTTTAGGTATACCAAAGCAGTTTATAAGTGCTCTTAGTCCCCGTTCTGTACCTTTTGATTTAAGTAAAAGTGGTATGTTGTGGTAGAGTCTTTTATATACACTTGCTTCATAATCTTTTGTAGATATAGATTTGCCGGTAGAAGTGGTGCCACCTGTAAATGCAGTTGACATTCCTCCGGATAGTTGACCTGCTCCATAAAAGCTAGAACCTGTTATCCATGCTATATTTCCTTGCGGTCCTGCTATTGTTTGTTTTATTACTATCTCTCCAGCTATAGATGTTGATTCATAAGTAAATTCTCCACCGTGTCCATTACTACTTTTTATAGCATTATTAAATCGATACTCTCTTGCAACTGCTCCAGTGTAAACACCTGCATTTCCTATATAAAATAATGTATTACCTGTTGCTGCATCTATAGTAGATGTTTTTGATACATCGTTAGTAGCTTGGTATGTAATTGTTGTTCCTTGTACAGAAGTTAAAGTAATTGTCATATTACTATCTGCAGTATTTGAATCACTTCTAAATCTTATAAAGCCACTTGCAAATTCTGCTTCAGTAAAAGGACCTGCGTAGTGATTTATTACTTCGCTTTGACTACCGCTATCGTATGTATCCTGTATAATGTAACTGAATAAGTCGTTTGTGCCTTCAACAGAATTATACAGTTTTATTCCCATACTCTTTACTGCCTCCTGTACTAAGTCTTTAGATATACCGTAATCTAACCTGTTATCTGTATCGTACTTATCTGTTAGAGCTTTAGTGTATATCCATAAGTTATCGTAATGCTGACCGAGCATATGAGTAAATGTAATAGCTGCTTTATTATTATCATCGTCTGCTATATATTCTGGTAGAAATCCGGTCAATACATCTAGATTTCTTGCATCATAAGAAGATGCAGATGTTATCTGTTCGTCAAACCACGCTACCGATGCTGTATTACTTATCTCTAAATTTACATAAGGTTTATCATCATTAGACTTAGGCCACGACTTAGATCCACTTTCATAGTATAGGAACCTTTCATAGTGATCAAAATTATTTACTATACCATCTATTAGGTTCCTTGTTGCTACTATACTTCCGCTTGCTGCTACTGTGTTAGGATTGTTAATTCCTTGTTCTGTAAGTAGGTCACTCTCATATGCTTCTAGTAGACTTACTTTATATTTAAAGTTTCTAAGTCTTTCTTCAGCAGAAGAAAAGTGAATAAAGTTTTCATACTCTCTATGGTCTATGCCGATGTTGGCACTCTTTTCATTTATGAGTGAAAATAATTCTTTATTAGAGTTATTAGATTCATAACTAAATAAATCATTTAATTTAAAGTACTCTGTAGGTGTACTGTCTTGAGTCTCTAATTCTACAGAAAAGTTTGCTTGTCTTAGCTTTGGAGCCTGTCTTTCTTCTTCCTCTATATCAGGTATAACTAAAGTAGCTATTGAATCTGATACTTTTTCTACTAGTTGAACATCACTCTTAATATCATATTTATCAGGTAATGGTTCATACAGTCTAAGTGCAACTGTGTATTTGTTATCTAGTTGGAATGTATCTATATTTGTTACTATCAGAAGATCATTATCTCCCATGTTAAGGGAAAGTTCTTCAAAGTAACTCTTACTCTTTATCTTTTCTTTTAGTTCGTCTGTTCTATTAATTAACTCGTTAACTTTTATCTTATCGGAATAAAGTAAAACTTCTTTACGGTCTGTTGATATACTGTGTATGTATAAATCTTGCTTACCGTTACCTATTGTGAATACATCGTTTAAAAAGTGAAATAGTACCTTTACTTTAGTACGTGCAAATCCTTGCTGTATGGCTAGTTCAGCAGGTTTTAATTCTATTTCTGTTGATTTTTGATCTTCTGTGGGTATACTTAGGTTTGGAACCGGAAGTGAGTAGTTATACGAAGAGTACAGTCTATAATTATTTACCGTATAGAAGTGAGTCTCAATATAATGCTTATTAAAGTCAAACTCCTTGTTAACTTTAAAATTGTCTATTAAATTAAGATCCTTACTTGAGTATTTCTCTACATCAGGTAAGCTATTAGCAATAATATCTTGTGAAGTGTATGTTACTTTAGCCATTTACTTTTTTTATTTTAATCTATTTACTACTTTATAATAACCTATATCCAACTTCGTTTTCAGCATCAGGATCGTTAAATGTTATAAGCCTAAAAGATACTTTGTTATTCATACTTCCTGTTTTGTTTGCTGCTTCAACAATTGCATCAGCTTTATACCCTGCTTGTTTTAACTCTTCTACAAAAAAGTCTAATGTCATTTCCTTTGATTCCCTCGGTGTTGCAGGTATAAAGTAGGAACTATCTCCGCCTCTTCTTGAATTCCAGTCTCCTTTATCTGATGAATCTTTTCCGAACATCCAGTAGAATTTATTTTTATAGTTATTTGCTATCGCTCTAACCCATGTAGGTCCTCTATGCCAGTGAAAAATATTAATGGTATTGTTATGTTTCATATAATTATATGCTCGACCTAATACCTGGTTACCGTCTTTGAATATACTAATAAGTTCATCTACATCTGCTTGGGAAGATGCTGCTTGTGCTTCTGCTTCTGCTGCTTGTGCATCTGCTGTAGCTTGTGCTTCTGCTTGGGCGGCGTTTGCTTCTTGTGCTGCTTCTGCTGCACTGTTAGC